CATCACCAGAGGTTTTTACCGCTGTTGGTGGTATGCGTTCAACCACTATAACTCTAAACGATGAAACAGTGGATGTTACAAACAAAGACTCGACTAATCAGGCTAGGGTATTGCTCCCAGCAGCAGGAGTAAAGAGCGCTTCAATTTCTGGATCAGGGGTCTTCACCGACTCAGCTTCAGAAACTACCTTATACGGGAAATGGCACTCAGCAGCTTTTGGAAACTATCAGTTTTTAGTTCCTGATTTTATAACGCTAACTGGTGAATTCCAGCTTACCAGCCTTGAATATGCTGGCGAGTATAATGGCGAAGTAAACTATAGTATGTCGTTCGAAAGTTCGGGCGATATTACAATAGCTACGGTATAGGCCGAGTATATGGCTTGGTTAGAAGCAGAAATCGTTGTCTCAGGTGAGACGGTAAAAGGCGGTATAAATAGCCGCAACGACTCCGTGTTTATAGAAATACCCTATCAAGAAGGGGTAGAAGTGGGTGGTAAAGTTACTGTCGGAGATGATGATTTCACAATAAAGGCTGTTAATAATGTTGGCGGTCGTGATGAAACACTATCTTTAGAGGTGAGCAATGACAAACCCGTTTCGCGGAGAACTGGAAATAGAGCTAAACAACAAAACGTACAAAACGAGGATGACAGTTGATTCCTGCATGAAAGTGGAGACAACTACTGGTCAAAGCCTTATGCGTACGCTAACCCAGCTAGTTGATGGATCTATAACCATGTCCGATATGTGCAAGCTTATGCACCCAGCCCTCAGAGGAGGAGGCAACAATGTTACAGAAAGCGAAGTCGCTACTATTATATATGAAGCGGGGGTTGGTCCAAGCTTGGTCGTATGTGGTCAAATTCTTTCAAATGTTGTGCAAGGCCCTAAGAAAGATGGTGAAGAAGAAGGCGAAGACAGCGAAAAAAAGATAGAGGAAGCTCCCGAATAATTGCCGATTCAATACCGTGGGAACACTTCATAAAGATAGGTATTGGAATTATAGGAATCCCGCCAAGTGAATTTTGGGATATGGGGTTTCCAGAGCTTTATTTAGCTATAGATGGATACGCAGAGGCTAATATGCAAGAGCAAAGTAAGCCAGCTAGTAGAGATGATGTAAAAGAATTAATGGAGTTGTACCCCGACTAATGGCAACTGTAGATACCTTACTGGTCAAAATCGAAGCGGATATGAGCGGATTGCGCTCTGATCTAAGGAAAACCCAAAACGCAGTAAAGAAATCTGCTGGAGGCATGACAACCGCGTTTAAGGCCGTTGGAGGTGCCGCAGCATTATACATGGGCGCTAGGGTAGTGACAGGCGTTGGTCGTGCCGCTAAGTCTCTCGTAGACCTAGCTGGCGATATAGATGAGATGCAAAGTAAGTCATCCGTAGTGTTTGGAGAGTTCACCGCAGATATTCGGTCTTTTGCAGAAGAATTTGGTAACGCAGTAGGAAGATCAAAATACGAATTAGAGGAAATGGCCTCAACAGTCCAGGATACGTTTGTTCCTATGGGGTTTGCTAGGGGCGAGGCTTCAGAATTATCTAAACAGTTAACAGTACTTGCAGTTGATGTAGCGTCATTCAACAATGCCCAAGATATGGATACTATGAAGGCGTTTCAAAGTGCCTTGGTAGGTAACCACGAAACTGTTAGACGATTTGGCATAGTCATAACCGAAGCCACTTTAGACCAAGAGCTAATGAATATGGGCATTGCTAAAGGGGCAAAGGAAGCATCAAACGCTCAGAAAGTTACAGCTAGACTTAATCTAATCATTGCCGGAACAACTGACGCGCAGGGAGACGCGGCGAAAACCGCTGGCAGTTATGCTAATTCAGTAAAGGCATTAGATTCCGAATGGACGGAGTTCTCTGCAAGCCTTGGTAAGGTTATGGTTGGGCCAGCGACTGTTTTAGTCAAATGGTTAAAAGATACTATATTTGATGTAAAAGAGTTAGCGGTACAATTTGGGATACTTAAATTAAGCTTCGACGAAGCGTTTCAGATGGGCGGGACTAAAATTGAGAGAACCGCCGAAAAGTTAAAAGACCTAAAAAAAGAGTTAAAAGACCTAGAAGAGTCTAACCTCATTATCAAAGGACTCTCAGCGGTTGGAGGAGTTACATCCGGTACATTAAAAAAACAAATAGAGATCCTTGAAGAGTTATTATTAACCATGAGGATTCAGCATGGGTTTACGAAACTAGGTGTTGATGCTGACAAAGAAGCAGCTAAAGCAAAGACTGACCTAATAAAAAAATATGAGCAGGAAAATAAGGCCACTGGACAGTTATCTAAAGCCCAAAAAGCGGAAATGGCTAAAACCGCAATAATGCGGAAAGATATGTTGGCTGACTTAGAGCATGAAAGTAGGCAGCTTACTATACTCAACCAAAATCTAGGAAAAGATGAGGACGCAAGAAGAAAAATAACAGACCATCTAGAAGTAGCGAACATCCTGAGAGATGCTGGTATAGAGGGCTATACTGCTGAAGGTCAGGCAATAGAAGTTGCATTACAGAAAAAATATGCCCTACTCAGGCTCAATGACAAAGAAAGCGAAAATATATTAGAGTTAGCTGAAGCAAAAAAAGTGGCTTCTGATGCAGAGCAAACGGAAATAGATAAATATACGGATATCACCCTAGCAGCGCGAAGTGAGACAGCTAAATATACGGAACAAATAAAGCTACTAACGGAAGCCAAAACATTATACGGCGATAAGATACCAGAGATAACCGAAGCCCTAGAACAGTTAAAGCAAAAGCAATTTGAATCGACTGAGGCGGGTAAAGTCGCTATGCAAATAACCGCTGGTGTTTCTAAGGCTACGGTTCAGGGTATAACCGATGTTTTATCTGGTTCCGCTACTAGCATGAAAGATTTCAAAGCTTCCTTATTATCAACACTAAATTCAGTTATCCAGAAGATGGCCGAGGCAAAGCTAGAGGCAATACTTATGGGGCAAGCTATGAGTATGATGGGCGGTAGCGGCGGCGGTGGCGGTGGGTTTAGCCTTGGGGGATTGTTCTCAGGCATCGGTAGTATGTTTGGCGGCGGTGGCGGCGGCGGTGGTATGGGGAGCGGGTTTGGTAGCTCATCAGGTGGTACGATTGCCCTAGCAGGAGGAGGCAGGTCAAGTGGGCCAACAGTAGTTGGAGAGCGTGGGCCTGAGTTGTTTATTCCTAATAGTGTAGGTTCAATAATGAATAACCAAAACAGTAAAAATTTAGTTGGTGGTGGGGGTGGTAGTGTAACTGTTAATCAAGTTATCAACGTCACTACTGGCATACAGCAAACGGTTAGGGCTGAAATTATGGATATGATGCCTACGATATCCGCTCAAACTCAAGCCGCAGTTATAGATTCTAGGCAAAGGGGCGGGGCTTATGCTGCTTCATTGGGTGCCGTATGACAACTTATCCGATTACTTTACCAACTAGTTCACAAACCCAGCCTACTACCACCAACTTTAGAATTGTACGAATGGTTTCTCAATCAACGTCTATTTTTACGGGGGCGCAGCAAGTCTTTATGAATGTAGGCGAATATTGGGAGGCAGAGGTCACATTACCGCCTATGGTTCATGGTGGGGCTAGAGAATGGATTTCCTCGCTCGTATCAATGCGCGGCATATTCGGGCAAATGTATTTAGGCGATTGGGACGGAAGGGTTGCTAGAGGAACGGCGGCTAGTTCAGCAGGGACTCCGCTAGTTAAGGGAGCGGATCAAACGGGTAATGTTTTACTAATTGATGGCGCAACAGCAAGCCAAACAGGATATTTAAAGGCGGGTGATTACATTCAATTGGGAGCAGGGATAGATCAGCGATTGCATATGGTTACTGCCGACGCAAATTCTGATGGTAGTGGCAATGTGAGCCTATCTATTGAGCCAGCGCTTAGAAGTAGTCCGGCTGATAATTTGGCTATAGTAGTTGCTAACTGTAAGGGTGTTTTTAGGCTATCATCAAACGAGACAGGCTGGAACGCTAACGCTGTTTCAACTTATGGCCTAACCTTCGCGGTTAGAGAATACTTGCTATGAGCCGCGATATATCAGCGTTATACAGAGCTTATGCAAATTCTCCAGCAATCAAAGGCGTTATATTGGTTTCCGCAGAGTTTGATACTGGCGAGTTAAACCTATGGAACGGTTATCAAGATTTAGTTTACGGCGGGAAGACTTATCTTGGCGCTGGATACCTTATGAGTATGACTCCAGCAACGGAATCAAAGGAGGTTAGAGCAAACGGCGTACAAGTAGGGCTAACTGGTATGACTACCGAGATTGTTAGTCTAGCCTTAAACCAGCCATGCCAAGGGCGTACTATTAGTATTAAGATGGCTCTTGTTCCAGGAGATGTAGAAAGCCACCTGAATTTTAATATTACTGTTAGCGGTGCTAAATATTACGTTGAGTTAGTACAACAAGCCGCAATAGAAGTAAAGATAGGTGATACCTATAGGTTTGACCAAAGCAATAGCACTAATACAGGGCATAATTTCCGCATATCAACGACTATTGACGGCACTCATGGGGGTGGCTCCCAATATACAACAGGATGGACTGAGGTAGGCACTAAAGGTCAACCAGGGGCCTATAATCAATGGGTAGTCCCCGATATAAGCTCTAATCTATATTATTATTGCCAGAACCATGCAGCGTTCGGTGGGACTTTGAACACAACGTCAGCATTTATCCTACCAGATCCGATTACTTTATTTGAAGGCGTTATGGATAAGATGGTACTGCAAGATTCTGGTGATGAATCAAATATATCCGTTTTTTGCGAAAGTAGGCTTGTCTCACTAGAGAATAATAATGTTAGGCGTTACACGCCGGAAGATCAAAAGATAGATTACCCTGACGATTTAGGGTTTGATTTTGTAGCGGGATTGCAAACTGCTGAAATACGCTGGGGATCATAATGCTATGGGCGTTCGTGTCGATAATTGGGAAGAAATACTCCAAGCAGAGTTAAGAAAAAAACATGATTTTTCTTGGGGTAAAAGTGATTGCGTATACTTTGCGGTTAGAATAGTTCAAGCAATAACAAATGTTGACATTATTGGGCGTGGAGAAAAAGAATTTGGGAAATATTCAACAAAAGTAGGCTATAAAAAAATAATAGCCGAGCAGTGGGCTAAGTACGGTAAATCTAAGCTAAAAGAGCCGAGCATTTACGGGGTTATAGATTATGTCTGCGCTAGGGAATCATTTTTAGAGATCCCCCCTAGTATGTCGCAACGAGGCGATCTAGTAATGACTATTTTGAGAGGTGAACAAGCTTTAGGAATAAAGGTAGGCGAAGGCGCTTGTTTTACAGCAGACGATGGCACCAGTGTTGAAATACCCGTATCAGAGATTACCCATGCTTGGGCAATTAGATAATGGGTAAGGTCGGTAAAGCAATTGCCAAAATAGCAGTATCAGCCGCTATTACATATGTTACATCTGGAGGAAACTGGTTTGCTGTAGCTATGTCTATCGGCTCTTCTGTGCTGCAAATGGCACTAACTCCAAAGCCAAGCCAGCCTAACTTTAGCGGTAACTTTGATATTCAAGCGCAACAGGACAGGGTTTTATCTTTCCGACAAGCCGTTACGAGTAGAAAATTAGTATACGGAGAGATTAAGGTAGGTGGGCCGCTAGTTTTTACATCTACAACTAATAATGGAGGGACTACAAACGGGTTCCTGCATATGGTTATTGTCCACGCATCACATGAGATACAATCATTTGAAGCATGGTATATAAACGGGGTTGAAGTGCCTCTCTCGTCATTATCATCTGGGGCAAGCGGCGGCAATGTCAATGCGGGAGATTTTAGCGGGTTAGTAAGAATTAACCCTCACCTTGGATCACCTACTCAACCAGCCGACAACGATCTAGTAACCGAATGTCCAGAATGGTCTTCCGAGCATACTTTATCTGGCATGGCGTATACTTATTTTAGGTTTAAGTTTGATGCCAAAAAATTCCAAGGGGTTCCATCTGTAGCCGCAAAAGTAAAAGGTAAAAAGATACTAGATACAAGGACAAGCGCGGTAGCTTGGTCTGCAAACCCCGCACTGATTATGAATGACTATATGGTTACATATTTTGGTATGAATATAAGCCAGTCACTTGTAGATACAACAAAAGTATCATCAGCCGCGAATATATGTGATGAGAATGTAACCCTAGCAGAAGACGGCACAGAGAAGCGCTACGAATGTCACGGCATGGTAGATACATCAAATAAGGTAAGTAGTAATTTAGAAGAGTTGCTAACCTCAATGTCAGGGACTTTAGTTTATAGTAATGGGCTGTTTAAACTCTCTGCTGGAGCGGCTAGAACCCCCGTATCTACATTTAGTGAGGACGATATAGTAGGATCAATCAGCCTAACACCAAGAATGAGTAGGCGGGAGAACTTCAATGCCGTTAAAGGGAAATATGTTTCAGAGATTAACGATTGGCAAGCTAGTGATTATCCCCCTATTATTTCGTCAGTATTTGCGGCTCAAGACAACGGCGAGGTAATATATAGAGATTTCACCTTACCGTTTACCACATCATCTTCAATGGCGCAGAGAATAGCTAAAATCGGGCTGTATGCTAATCGCCAGCCGCTAATGTTCAGCGCCACCTTTTCGCTAGCTGCGTTAAGCATGGACGTTGGTGATGTGTGCTATATGGATATTGATAGATACGGATGGGAGGCTAAACCGTTCGAGATTATAACTTGGAATCTTAACTTTGGAGTAGACCAAGTAGAAATAAGAATGGAGTTAAAAGAATATTCGGATACCACATATTCTTGGAGCGCATCAGAGGAGACGATACTTCAAGCTACGCCCAATACTGTGATTCCAGATGTGTTTAATATTACGCCACCATCAAACCTAGTGGTTATAGAAGAGATGCGGGAAACGCGGGACGGTCGAGGCGTACAGTCTGTTTTGGTATCTACATTTTCTAGTGCAGATGATGCGTTCGTGCAGCAATACGAGGCTGAGTATCAGAAAGCTGGTGAGAGTGAATTTACTTCTTTTGGTATCCTGTCTTCCTTTAAGTTCGAAATTCTTGATGCGTCAGCAGCGGTTTACACTATAAGAGTTCGTTCTATTACATCTATTAACAGCACATCAGATTGGACTACGAACGTATTTAGCGCGGATGGACTAACCGCAGCACCAATAGCGGTCGCAAATCTAGTCTGTAACCAAGTCGGAGGCATGGCATTTTTACAGTGGGACCAATCAACAGACCTTGATGTTAGGATAGGCGGTAAGGTAGAGGTTAGGTTCCAATCAGTAGTTAGCGGGGCTACTTTGATGAATAGCATTGTTCAAGACATTGCTGTTTCTGGAACCGCTACTAGCGTGATGGTTCCGCTTAGAATTGGAACTTATATACTCAGATTTATAGATAGTAGCGATAACGCTCAAGAAGTTCCGACTTCAGTTGTAACAGATGGTGCAACAGTTTTAGCCTTTACAAACCAATCATCCGTTACAGAAAGCCCCGCCTTTCCTGGGACTAAAACAAACTTAATGGTAACTGATGACGCGGAATTGCAGCTTTCATCATCAGTATTAATGGATTCCGTTTCAGATATTGATGCTCTTGATGATTTTGATACAATGGGAGCCATAGATAGTAGCGGAACATACGTTTTCGGAACAAATATGGACTTAAGCACAGTAAAAAGGGTAAGGTTAACATCAACTGTAGCGACAACCATTTTTAACGCTGTTTCAGCAATAGATTCAATAACAGCAAATATTGATACTTGGCAAGATTTTGACGGAGACGAAGAGGCGGTCGGTGATATGGTAATGTATTATTCTACGACTGATGATAACCCATCAAGTGGATCACCAACTTGGACATCCTACAAGCCCTTCACTCAAACAGAGGAGCAGGGTAGAGGGTTTAGGTATAAAGCGGTATTCACAACAAGTAATACAGCCTATAACATTAGGTGTACTGCTATGAATGTTACGGCGGCAACAATTTAACGGAGAAGATAGATGTCAACCCATGATTATGTAATCGCCAACGGATCAGGCTCAACTGTTAGGGCAGATATAAATACGATGGCCCTAGCTATAGCTTCAAACAACTCAAGTGGTAGCGATCCATCAACAACTTATGCTTATCAGTGGTATTTTGACACTGGTGATGGCAAAATGAAGATGCGTAACTCTGCTAATAATGCCTATATAACGGTGGGTACGTTCACGGCGAGTGCAACTACGATAACTCAGACTGATGTAAACCAAACATTTAGCAAGGCTCAAAGGGGTACGATTACTCAAGTTAATTCAACGAGTGGCGGGGCTATAACATTAGATATGGCGGCTAATAACTACTTTAAGCCTAGCAATGCTGCTGGCGGTGGTGTTTTAGGATCCGATAACTCTG